TAGCAGCTTGATTTTGCAAGTTTGAGTTATCTTGATTGATTTGGTCTTTCAACTGGTTAATTTGGTTGTTCAATTGATTCAGTTGGTCTGCATATTGCTGTGAGCTATTATTTGCCTGTTTAAGCTGTTCATTTCGGTCTAGCAAGCGTTGCTTCAAGATAGAGATATTCTGTTGCACAGCGACCATATTTTGATGTCCTGCCCACGCATTAGCCGCATAAGCTCCAAAAGTTGCTGAACCAAAGATTCCTGCTGCGACTACTGCTGTTGTGATTAATTTTTTATTCATTGTTTTTCCTTTATTTAAAGACACTGTCGTCTTTTCTTGAGTTTTCGATTGCCATTTGTGCTCTGATATTTCTTCGCAATCTACGTTCTTCTTTTGTTTCGTGCTTTCTACGTTCTTTTTCTTTTGTTTCAATAAGTTCTTCTTCTGATGAGATTGAAAGCAATGGGAATCTTTTTCTAGTTTCTGCTTCATTTAAAACCGCATGTTTTCTTGTTTTTCTGTAATCAAAAGCGTGCTTACCAACTTGGATATATGAATATACGTTATTTGTGCTAATATTTAAAAATTGGGAAATTTCTCGAGCAGTTCCTGTCATTATGAATTCCCCTTTGTCATAATAATCATAAACAGAAGCGGGGAGTTTACGTCCTTCTTTTTTCTTTTGTTCCATAAGCTCTTTTGTTTTTTCTTTATTTAAAATAGCGTGCTTATATTCAGGGTTAGCTTTTTTAGGATTTTTCCCATTCTTTATCCACAAGGATATAGAGTTGCGGGAAAGGTCAAAGTAATCAGCTATCTCGTCAATTGTTCCAGTTACTTGTTTTTCGCCTTTAATATAAGCATCAAAGACTTTTACTACCATTTTTTCCTCCTAATTTTCTAATTCTTTCGTGAAACTCAGCCTGCATTTCTTGGTTAAATTTGCTTTGACCATCAAGTTCAAACTCTTTTTTAGTTTGCTCACTCGATATATTTTGACTAGCAAGCTTGCTGATTCGCCTAGCTTCATTTCTTGTGTCGTAATATCCCATAACTTATACCTCAAAAATAATAGGGCTGTCGGTGCTATACCTCCTAGAGGGCTTCATTACTCTACCGACCGTATTAAGTTCCTTGCTGCAACACCCTAGTAATTATTTATCCGTTAATTATTTTCATTGCATCTTCAACGCTCCGAGCAATTCCTGCAAGTGCGCCGTTTTTACGCATTGTTTCTAAAAAATTGATTTGGTCAGGTCTCACCCGACCTGTTTCACTTTTTACTTCAATATAAAATACTTGACCGTCTGGGCGAAATCCGTACAAATCCGCATGACCTTTTGGCAATCCTGTATCAAACCAACGGCCGTCAATCGTTTGTACTTTCCCAACATTACTGCGAAATATTTTATTTCCAGCTTGCGATACTGCAAGCATTATTTCTGACTGGACTTGATGTTCTGACTTCATAAGATTAGTACGGTTACATTGGTTACACTCCGAACACAGTCATACCAAGATTTGTAAACATGTAACTGTTGTAACCGCCATTTCATACTCCTTTTTATTTATATATTTATTATTTTTATTTACTATTTCTTATATTTAATAGTTACAATAGTTACAAAGTAATAAGAATATAGATAAATAAAGGGTTTAGGCTTGTAACCGTTCCTAAAAAGTACGGTTACAAGTCGGTTACTCCAGTTACAACTTACAAAAACATTTTGTAGGTTTTTCTTTATCTTCATTATCCCAACGGAAACCAATATAATAATTAGGGATATCTTCACTTGGCATGAATTCTTTCGGGCGAACCAATTTTTTCTCCCATTCCTTAGATACATGTTTCGGAACTTCTAATTCAAACTGTCTTTTTGCCAAAGCTGTATAACCAGAATCTCTACACCACTCCTGATAGAGCCACCATAAGAAACGAACGGGTAAGACACTTGATTTAAATTGAGGAAACCACTCATTGACAAATTCAATAATTGAGTTGTTCTTCTCTTTGAACTCCTGCATCATCACCTTTGTTGCTTGCGGTTCATCAAATCGTTCAAAGTTTAATTCAATTGCTTTTTTCAAAACGTATTGAAGAACTTCTTCACGGAAAATGTAATCATCTTTTATTGCCCAATTATCGTCCTTAGCTGAAAATGTTTTTCTAAAAGGAATTATCAGGAAACGTCGGTAGGTTCCGTTTGTTTTATTTCTGACTTTAGGCAGCCCATTCGTAGATTGAATGACTGTCTTTTTATAAAATGAAACATAAGGTTGTTTTCCTTTTTCTTCGACAAAGACAGGTTCACCAGTGACTACACTATTAAAGTTTGAACTGTCATCAATATATAATCCAGCTTGAACGTCATCTCCGATGATTACAGTCTTACCTTCAATCATTGAAAGGGTAAATCGTTCAGAAAATTGATTGATTTTCAAACTCGCAACATTTTGCAATCCGACTAAATTACTAATTAATTGTTGTAAAGTTCCCTTACCGTCATTCCCTTCACCGACAAACCAAATAGACTTACGATAAGAATAGTTACCATTTAAACTTGCTGAGATGACTTGCCATAACAATTTAACAAGTTCTTCATCTCCGCTCATTAAATCAAGTAACCAGTCGTCCACATTCCAGCCATTGATATTGGGTGCCTCAATTTCTTCGATATATTCTGTTTCAATCGTTGAAGTAAAAACATATCGGTTAGAAAAAGGTTCTAATTTTTTTGTTTTCTTATTATAGATGCCATTTTTTACAGGAACTAAATCACGACTTGCTGTGCTTTCAACTTCTTTCGCCATATTTTTAAGGTGAAAGATGACTTGATTTGATTTAGCTTCCGAGAAAGTAGGCTCAAGCCAGAAAATCACATTATGAAAGAAATCTGCTCGTGTTTCATAAATTCCTTTATCAATGTTATAAACAGCCAAACGATCATTAATTTTTACAATTGTCATGTGTTCCTGCATCTTTGTTGCGACAACTAAAGGAGGAACACTTTTTACTTTGTCGTTTTCTTCGAGGTAAAACTCTCTAAATCTTTTGAAATTATTTCTCAGGTCTCTGAGACTCGTAATTTCATTTGTTGGAAAGCTGACAATTTTCTTCGATTCATTATATTCAGCCTCCATCGCTTCGAATTCCATTTCTTCGCCTCATCTCCTTCTTAAACATACTTTCAAAAGTCCTTTCGAACTCTTTATCTTCTAATGGATCACTTGTGGCAAAATTAGCTTGTTTAGCTAATTGATAAACCACATCAAAATCCACATTTCTTAAAAATAAACCACCTATAAATCGAGCTAAAGCATCATTTCTGCCGCCACTATCTCCCAAACCATGGACAATTGTTTCAAATAGTTGAGCAGTTTTGTTGCTTCCACTTGTTGTAAATCCCGAAAAATCATAATGGGTATAGTTGTCACGGTTTTTCATAATCTCACGAATCAATTCTTTAGGTGCAGTAATAATTGGCAACTGATTATCCCATTTATACTGGCCTTTTCTCGTAACGCTAGGTGGAATCACAACATAATTGTTTTCATGGGCCTTAATGTCAACTCCTTTTAGAAATCCAATGCGTTGAGTCACGGCCATATCTTCACGTTTCAAGAAAAAGTATTGTTTCCCACCACTCGCCGTGGTTTGAGATAATGTAGGTTTCCACCATTCTTCATCTAACAACGGTTGAATGGATTCATAGCCGTTTATATCATTATGAATATCTACGTCTACTACAACGAATTTATCGCACTTCATTGCTAAATTTGCTGTAGGATTTTGTTTCCAAAAAGCTTTGATTTCATCTTCTGTCAGTGGTTCACGATCCGCAAATTCTATCATTGGCTTTTTGTCACGAGAAACTGGAATAATTGATATTCCAAGTTTCTTGTAACGCAAGGCCGTCTCAAGCATTATATTATCCATATTTAGAAAGGTAGAGCGTCGTCGCTGATTTCAGGGGCGCTTTGAGCCGCAAGCATACTGGTTTCCATTTTCTTCACATTCAAGTTTTCGTAAGTCTTACCATTGAATTCGCTTGTTTCATTCTTAACTGTGACTTTCAAAGCTTTTCCTTCAAGCATGCCAAGATAATCATCTAAGCTCTTAAATTTTGTACCGTTTGGAATTCCTGCTTGTTTCGCAAGATTCATAATAGAACCTTCTGGATATTTACCAGTATCTTTTTTCTGCCAAATTTTATGGAAAATAACACTGCTTTTATGTGGTTGGTCAAAATCAGTACGGATGCGAAGTGGAATATCAAGATAATCAGCTCCATTTGGAGTTGTTTTCTCCATAGAGTGCTCAATAGTTACTTCATAAACACCGTCTACAATATTTCCAAATTCTGACGCTTTTTCATAATCGATTTCAAACATTTTTTATTACCTTGTGGCTATAGCCACCCTCTCTTTTTTTGTTGTTGGTAGACCCAACCGTTTTTATATCCGTGTTGATTTTTGAATTCAACGAGTTCATCAACACTGTCACACATATCAGCACTGATATATGTAGAAACTCGCTGTTTTAGTTTTTGAACTTTTGCTTCTGTTATTTCTTGAAGCTCTATTTCTTTAATGTTTTCAAGTTCTCGCTCAGTCAGTTCTGGCTCATGACCACAATATGGACAAATTCTTGATATTAAACTATCGAAACATCCGAAACACATTTCACATTGTTTGATTGTCAGTTCACCTTTTGTATTATATTCAGAACGTTTTTTTGAAATACCGCTAAGCGTCCACTCTCTATCCTCGTTCGGTAGCCCATGCCTTGTATAATTTCCAACGTGGTCAATCAGAATCGCTGTCTTACCAGGTTTAGGATTTAATGGCCTCATTGCAAATTGTAAGAATAGGCTGAGTGATTGAGTTGGTCTTAGCATAATGCAAGTCGTCACATCTGGTAAGTCAACTCCTTCAGTAAATAACTCAACATTAATCAGAACTAATATTTCACCAGCTCTAAATTTATTCATGATAGCTTCGCGTTCAGTTTTAGGAGTTTTACCATGAACCACTTCTGCAGTTATCCCAGCTTGATTAAATTCTTCTGAAATATGTTTTGCTGTTGCAACATTGTGAGCGTAACAGATGGCCTGTTTACCTTTGGATAGCTTATTGTAGTGAGCAATAACATCTCCATAAATCGCTCTTTTAAATGCTTCATCCATTGACTTTTGTGTAAAATCGCCGCTTGTTTTTTTTAGTTGTGAAGTATCAATGATATTTGGGGCATAGTATTTGAATGGAGCAATATTTCCGTGCTCTTGCAGCCATTTGATGGACTTTCCTGTTATTAAGTCATCAGCCATATCTTCAAACCCTTGACCATTCAAACGAATAGGCGTTCCAGTAAAGAATAATTTTAAGGCATTAGGGAAAGCTTCCAGTATTTTTTTATAACTATTGGCTTTGATATGGTGTGCTTCATCTACCAGAATGATTTCAGGCGGTGGAAGTTCATCAATTTTCCTAACTAATGACTGAACACTTCCAATCGTGACATATTCCATATTGACCTGATTTAATTCAAAGGTTTTGACAACCTGGTCATTAATTTCTTTTCGGTGACTAAAGAACAAAACATGATTCTTCTTGTCCGTAGCACCTTTGGAAATATCAGCCATCACAACCGTTTTTCCAGATCGTGGCGGACTTTGTACAATGATTGAGCGATTACCTTTTAAGAATGAGCTTTTAATTGATTCCACTAATTCTTCTTGATAATCTCTTAAATTAATTATTTAAATCACCTCGCTTGCTTAGGAGTTTCGATGATTTTCTTAATATCCCAACCTCTATTTAATCGAGTTTTGAAAGTTGAGTAAGAAAGACCAATTATTTTAGACCATTGAGCCATTGTGTGAGTCTCACCTTCGTAGGTTAAAAATCTGTTTCTAGTTGTGTTATTGTTTTGAACAACTTGATCAACCCATCTGCAGTTTTCTGGGCCATAATTACTAGAAACATCAATTCTATCTAAAGTTAATTCACTACTATATCCATGTTCTATTGACCAAGACCTAAAAACTAAATAATTATGTTTCCAATCTTCACATACGCTAACGCCTTTTTCTCCATAATATTTGTAGTTTTTAGCATTAATATCCCGGCATCTTTGATTCATACCTACCCATATACTATAAAGGCGTTCTTTTCTTGCAAGTCCATGCTTCATTCACTTTCACCTCCGAAATTAAATAAATCTTCAATCTTACAAGCCGTTCTATCATCTAACCGATTTTTGGCATATGTTCCTTCACTTCCCTCAAGAATCAAACCTCGTGAACCTGTTTTTGAATTAACAATAATTCGACCTACTAAATCTGTCAGTCCAAGCAATTGGTTTAAAACAGAAGTTCTGATCTGTGGAACATACTGTGTGATGATTTGCCCAGTTTCTAAATTCAATTCATGCGTATCTTCCCATGCAGTCACATAGATGTTGATTGGCTTGCTATAAATTGCTGTCAGTATTCTTAAAAAGTAGTTCGTCCATTGAGAATAGTGCTGCAATTCGTTACTAATACCATTTTTTGATTTTCGCCCTTGCTCAATGAACCAATCAGACTGTAGGCTTGAGATATTATCAATTACTAAATTGTCGTATTGATTTAATACTTCATCAATTTCTTTCAAAAAGATGTTAATATCTTCAGATGGATGTTCTCTATCAAATGAGATTCTTCCCTCATCATCAATGGTTCTTACATCAACATTTGGGATTCCTTCCAGAACCTTGTGAGAATTATCCATAGATAAGACAATGGTGTTTCCTTTTAAATGTTTAATTTGTGAAGTTTTCCCAAGTCCTGCTTTTCCATAAATTAAGATTCGCCAGTTATTGGTTCGACTTAAGTCAGTTGCTTTAGTTAGTTTCATGTTTCACCGCCTTTTTAGCTGTTTCACTAAACTTCACACCTTGTAACCCGATATTTTTCGACGGAACATAATGTGCATAATCAAACTCATCAATTCCCTCAGCTTTCATTAACTCTGCGATTTTAGTCTTGTTTGGTTCAACTTTGCACAGTTCAATTGGTACTTCTTCAGGATTAGTGATTTCTAATTTCTTAGAAGTATGAAACCTGAAATTGTTAACGACTCCATCAATCTTTTTAAGCTTCATTGATTCCATCGCTTCACCAATATAAGAAAGTAATGAATAGGCACGCTTTTCAAGTAATTGCGCTTCTGACTGTAGTTGTTTTGCCACTTCACGTTTAGCTTTGGCTTTGGCCATAATGTTTTTAATGACATAGCCTGTGTTTTCTGCTTTTACTTCAAATTCATCAGTTATTGATTCCAAAGTATCTTTAAGCATTTCATAGTTTTCATTTTCTGGATCAGATTCCATTTGATCCTGTAAGAACTCATAATTTGATTTGAGTTCGAATATTGTATTGTCCATTTTTCCTCCGATTTGTTATAATGAAGGTATACACATATACCTAGCTCACGTTGCCGCGTGGGCTTTTTCTGTCTTATCCATCAGTAAACCTCCAGCAACACTCCACCGCTTCTAAGTGGTGTAAAGTTCATTGTCTTACCTTGATAAAGCACTGTATCAGTTGTTCGTGTGATGATCCACTTAGCACCATCGATTAGAGCAGTTTGAAGCGCAGCATCTGCTTCTCTTGATGTTAATATTGTGTTTTTCATCTCTTTCTCCTTTTTTCCAATAACTGCCAATTATCCGCAATCCATTTAATAATTGGGTCCCGTGGAAAAGCTTCTTCAACATCTCCGTTTTTCACAACTGGGAAATTATGTTCATAGCGGTAATACTTATCAAATGTAGGACCACTTACACCAATAAATTCAGCTGCTAGTTCTCGAGTCATAATCAGCGGATAATCAGAATCATTTTTTAGATTTTTT